TTGCTAGACTTTTCAAGCCGGGAAAAGCTCGTATCGTAACGCTACCTAACGGTTGGAAAGACCCTAATGATATGCTTAAAAACAACAGGCATAAAGAGTTTGTTGAAGCATGGTGGTCAGCTAAAGTTTATACACCGTCTGGAGTTATAAACGTATCTGAACAAAGGGAGAAGTTTCATAATCGTGAAAAGAAAGAGAGTGTTCCTTATCCATACGAAGGACTTAACAAAAAGCTATATGGTTTGAGACAAGGAGAACTTGTAACTCTTACCGGTGGTACAGGACTTGGTAAGTCTAGTGTGACTAGAGAAATAGAACATTGGTTAATTAAAAGTACTAACGATAACGTAGGTATCATAGCACTAGAAGAAGATTGGAGAAGAACTATTGACGGTATCTTATCTATTGAAGCTAATGCTAGATTATACATTGACCAAATAAGAGAACGCTACAGTAAAGAGGAACTTGATAAGTTCTTTGATATACTTTATGACGGTAACAACAGGAACAGAGTATGGATTCATTCACACTTTGGGACCAATGACATTGATGATATCTTTAGTAAACTTAGGTTTATGATTATAGGATGTGATTGTAAGTGGGTTGTAGTAGACCACTTGCATATGTTGGTAAGTGCTGTACATGAAGGAGACGAAAGACGTGCTATCGATACTATCATGACAAGACTTAGAAGTTTGGTAGAAGAAACAGGAGCCGGTATTATACTTGTGTCACACCTCAGACGTATTGACGGTAACAAAGGACATGAGAATGGTATTGAAGTTTCACTATCACATCTAAGAGGTTCTAATAGTATTGGTCAACTATCAGATTGTGTAATCGCACTTGAAAGAAATCAACAAGCAGATGACCCAGAAGAAGCTAGGACAACTCGTATGAGAGTATTGAAGTCTAGATATACAGGAGATGTAGGTCTCGCAACAAGGGTTATCTATGACCATGAGACAGGTAGATTAAGTGAGCTTAGTGATTCTGATATAAGCTTTGAAGAAAGTAACGAAGAGGCATTCTAATGCAATTAGTATTTGATATAGAGACAGACGATTTAAAGGCAACAAAGATTTGGTGCATCGTAGCTCAAGATGTAGACACAGGACAAATCTATAAGTACTCGCCTAATAATTTAGATGAAGGATATAAACTCTTGTCAAACGCTGAAACTTTGATAGGTCATAACATCATCGGCTTTGACATACCAATGGTTGAGAAGTTCGGTGGTGTAGACTTATCTCATATTCCTGTTATAGATACACTTGTCTTATCTAGATTGTTTAATCCTACACGTGAAGGTGGTCACAGTTTAGAGACTTGGGGATACAAACTTAACTATAAGAAGATTGAGTTTGATGATTATCTTAACTTCTCAAAAGAAATGTTAGACTATTGTGTAAGAGACGTACAACTTAATACTGTTGTGCTTAAGAAACTTAGAGAAGAGAGTAAAGGTTTCGGTAAAGATTCTATTGCTCTTGAACAAGACGTAGCCAAGATAATAAAACAACAAGAGACAAACGGATTTAAATTTGACCACATCAATGCAGAGCTTTTACTTGCAGACTTAAGAGAAAAGAAACAAGCTATTGAAGATGAGGTACATAATACATTCAAACCAAAATGGGTTGATGATAAAATAGTTAATCCGTACATTAAGAAAGACGGAGAACTTTCTAAACGTGGACTTACTGATGATGAATATCAAAGATGTTTAGATACACAGAACTTCAAACCTTTCATGCGACAAAAACTACAAGAGTTTAATCTTGGCAGTCGTAAACAAATAGGAGAATATCTTATTGACTTTGGTTGGAAGCCTGAAAGATTTACACCTACAGGTCAGCCAATCGTAGATGAGAAAACTCTATCACAAATAACTCACATACATGAAGCTAAACTTATAGCAGACTTTTTATTGCTACAAAAACGCATAGCTCAAATTGATTCTTGGATAGGAGCAGTACAAGAGGATGAACGTGTGCATGGTTTTGTTATACCTAACGGTGCTATTACCGGTAGAATGACACATAGAAACCCTAATATGGCACAGGTTCCTTCTGTTAATAATCCTTATGGTAAAGAATGTCGAGCATGTTGGACAGTAGATGAGGGTAATGTTTTACTCGGAGTTGATGCTAGTGGTTTAGAGTTACGTATGTTAGCACACTATATGAATGACGAGGTATTTACAAATGAAATCATTAACGGAGACATACACACCGCTAATCAAAAACTTGCAAGACTTGAATCAAGAGATAAGGCGAAGACATTCATCTATGCACTCATGTACGGAGCAGGAGACGAAAAACTTGGCAAAGTGGTTGGAGGAACTACGTCTGATGGCAAACGAGCTAGACAACATTTCTTTGATAATAAACCATCATTTAAATCTCTTAGAGATAGAGTTCAAAGAGCATCAGCAAAAGGTTATCTCAAAGGATTAGACGGAAGAAAATTATATGTACGTAATACTCATTCAGCTTTAAACACGTTACTACAAGGAGCCGGAGCTATTGTTATGAAAAAAGCTTTAGTGTTACTTGACAAAACTCTACAGTTAAATACAGTAGATTATAAATTTGTAGCTAACATCCATGATGAATGGCAGATTGAAGTGCCAAAAGATAAAGCTGAGTTTATTGGAAAGTTTGCAGTAGATAGTATTATAAAAGCCGGAGAACATTTTAATCTTAGATGTCCTCTTGACGGAGAATATAAGATAGGAGGAAACTGGAGTGAAACCCACTAAAGAAAACAGAAAAAAGTTTGACATAGATTTACAGTATGGAACAGTTAGAGAAGAAAAGATAGCAGACATGCTAACTAATAAAAAGATAGAAGTCAAATCCGAAAGGGATATGTGGATGAAGACAGGTAATATATGTATTGAATATGAATGTTGGAACAAACCTTCTGGTATCAGAGCAACTGAATCAGACTATTGGTTTCATAATTTATGTGTAGGAGATAATGAATTTTGTACATTAGTTTTTAAGACAGACGTATTGAGAACTATTGTAGATAAACTTGATTACTTTAAAACAGTTTCAGGTGGAGATAATAAAGCTAGTAAAATGTTTTTAGTTAACCTACAAAAATTATTTTCTAGTGATGTAATAAAAGCTTTTAAAGATTATGACAACAAAAAATAAAAAAACACTTGACACTTTAGTAGAAGATATATATAATAAATTGTCGGCTCTTGGAAAAGGAGAGCATCTTGACATAGACGAAGAGACTATTGAACAGTTTGGAGAGTCTATGAAAGAGATTCTCTACACTTGGTCTCATCCTAGTCCACGTGGTAAACCTACACTTAGAATGTCTAACATAGGTAGACAGCCTAGACAACTTTGGTATGATATGAAATCTACTGATGAAAATCAGGAAACAATATCGCCATCTACTTTTATTAAGTTTCTATACGGACACTTACTTGAAGAGATAGTTTTATTTCTGGTTAAGTTATCTGGACATACAGTAACTAACGAACAAAAAGAAATAACTGTATCCGGAATCAAAGGACACATGGATTGTGTTATTGACGGAGAGGTTGTTGATATTAAAACTGCATCAGGTTTTGCATTCAAGAAATTTAAAGAAGGTACTCTAGCAGAAGACGATGCTTTTGGTTATATGGCTCAACTAGCTGGGTACGAACAAGCAGAAGGTACAACTAAAGGTGGCTTCCTTGCTCTTAACAAAGAGTCTGGAGAGTTAGCTTTGTTCAGACCAGATAGCTTTGATAAACCTAATATCAAAAAGAAAATATCTGATATTAAGAAAGCTGTTAAAAAAGAAACACCACCAGACAAATGTTATGACGATGAGCCAGACGGTAAATCTGGTAACATGAAGTTAGCTAGAGGTTGTGTTTATTGTAGACATAAGTTTGAATGTCACAAAGATGCTAACAACGGAGAGGGTCTTAGAGTATTTAAATATGCAACAGGTTATAGATATTTAACTCAAACACCTAACGCACCAAAAGTTATAGAGGTAACAGATGAATGGAAAAAAAGCTAAAGCTTTAAGACGTAAAGCAGAATCATTACTAATAGATTGGTTAAGAACAATGGTCCCTGAAGGGGAAGATACTTCAAAGATTAATAAAAAGAATTTACATGAATTTTTACCAGAGCAAACACATATTTTTGCTAATAACAGATTTATGTTAAGTGCTTATAGCTTACGTTGGTTTTACAAACAGGTAAAGAAAAATCCTAACGTTACTTTGGAAACTTTACATGGCTAGAAAACCAAGAAAACCAAGACCAAAAAAGATAAACGTCCCTAAAGGTTACGATAGTCTTTGGGAATTTAATATACATAATGATTTACTTAATGATTGGAAACATCATGTAGATACAATCAAATATGTAGTACATCATAAATACGAAGCAGACTTTGTAAAAGAGATAGACGGTAAGACAATACTGCTTGAAGCTAAAGGTAGATTCTGGGATTACCCTGAGTATAGTAAATACATACACGTAAGAAAAGCTCTACCTAAAAATTATGAGTTAGTGTTTTTATTTCAAAAGCCTTACTCTCCTATGCCGGGAGCTAAAGTAAGAAAGGACGGAACAAAAAGAACTCATGCTGAATGGGCAGAAACAAATAACTTTACATGGTATAGTGAAGAAACTTTACCAAAAGAATGGAGAACAGATGTATAAATTTAAAGAAGATGAAACTATAAAAGATATAGAGATTTATATAAACAATACTTATTCTCAACATTATTCTAACGGTAAGTATCAAGCTACTGATATGATAATTGATTCTGGATATGGAGAAGGATTTTGTATTGGTAACATTATGAAGTATGCCATGAGGTTTGGTAAGAAAAACGGTAAAGATAACAAAGACTTAATGAAAATAATTCACTATGCTATCATAGCATTATATGTAAACAACAAGGAACAAGACAATGGTTGAAGATAAAGTAGGAAAGAAACCTTATCTAGGGATTATTATAGATTACGATAAAGAAAAAACATTTGATAAATTTAGTTTAGACACACTTAAAGATAGATATTTTTGGGAAGGAGAAACACATGCACAAGAAGCATTCGCAAGAGCCTCAGTCTTCGGAGCCACCTTCAAAGGCGAGACTGATTATGAACTGGCTCAGAGACTTTATAACTACAGCTCCTCTCGTTGGTTCATGTTCAGCACTCCTATACTTAGTAACGGGGGGACAAGCCGTGGGCTTCCTATCAGTTGTTTCCTCAATTATGTTCCTGACAGCCGGAGTGGTTTATCTGCTCATTATGACGAGAACATTTGGTTGGCAAGTTCAGGTGGAGGCATCGGTGGATATTGGGGCGATATTAGGAGCAATGGTATTTCAACTACTCATGGCTCTCGTTCTACTGGAAGCATTCCTTTCATCCATGTTGTAGACTCACAGATGTTAGCCTTCAATCAAGGCACAACAAGACGTGGTAGTTATGCAGCTTATATGGATATATCTCATCCAGAGATTGAAGAGTTTATTAACATGCGTAAAGAATCTGGTGGAGATATTAACAGAAAGAATCTTAATCTACACAACGGAGTAAACATTACTAATGCTTTCCTTGAAGCTGTAGAGAACGATGATGATTGGAGATTGATAGACCCTAAGACTAACGAAGCTGTTAAGGTTATTAATGCTAGGGATTTATGGTGGCAACTTATAAATGCTAGAGCAGAAACAGGAGAGCCTTACATGGTCAATATAGATACATGTAATGATGCTTTACCTAAAGGACAAAAAGATTTAGGATTAAAGATACGTCAGAGTAATTTATGTTCTGAGATAACTTTACCTACTAATGAAGAGAGAACTGCTGTATGTTGTTTATCTTCTGTAAACTTAGAACACTTTGATAAGTGGTCAAAGGATGAAAACTTTATCAAAGATTTAGTAACAATGCTTGACAATGTTCTTGAGCATTATATTGAGAATGCTGTCGACACATCACAACTTGGAGGTTATAGTGCAAACTTCAAACGTTTTCAAAAATATATTAAAGAAGGTAAAGAAGGCTTTACAAAATCTGCCTACTCTGCATATAGAGAAAGAAGTATCGGGCTTGGTGCAATGGGTTTCCACGCGTATCTACAGTCCCGTGGAATACCTTTCGAATCTATTTACGCGACTGGGTTCAACTTTAAAGCATTCACTTATATTAAATTACAAGCTACACACGCAACTAAAGAACTTGCTATTGAACGTGGTGAAGCTCCCGATATTAGTGGCTCTGGAAATCGCAACAGTCATCTTCTTGCTATTGCTCCTAACGCTAGTAGTGGTATCATCTGTAGTGGGACTAGCCCTTCTATCGAGCCTTATCGTGCTAACTGCTACACACACAAAACTTTATCCGGTTCTTATCAAGTCAGGAACAAATACTTAGAAAAGCTTTTCAAAGATAAAGGTTTAAAAGATAAAGAGCTAGAGAATCTTTGGAAAGATATTGCAGGTAGTGATGGTTCTGTTCAGCACTTAGATATTCTTACTGATGCAGAAAAAGAAATATTTAAAACTGCTAACGAGATAAATCAAATATGGATTATAGAACATGCATACAAACGTCAAGAGTTTATATGTCAGGCTCAGTCTGTTAATTTATTCTTTACTTTACCAAAAGCTACAGAGCCACAAGAAGTACACGATGAATATATGCAGTATGTAAATGATGTTCATTGGTACGGTATGAATAAACTAAAGTCGTTATATTACTTTAGGTCCAATGCTGCTAGAAATGCAGAGAACGTTAACATAAAAGTTCCACGTATTAGATTAGATGATGTGGAATGTATTGCTTGTGAGGGATAATATGGCTAAAAAATATATACACGTTAATCAACATAAGATTAGAGCAAATAAAAAACATGGTACTAATGAACCTGTTATTACAATTAAAGAAGGAAGAATAAATACTTATTGCCACGAAGTAAAAGTATTAGGAGAATGTACTATTAAATATGGTGGTAATGATAAACCTATATTACCTTGTGGTGCTAGAGTTGTTATTGAAACTGAAGCACCTTATGAGATAGTAAAACCTGCTGATTATGTGGAGGCTGATTTAACATGAATTGTTGGCATTGTAACATGGAATTAATATGGGGTGGAGACCACGACATAGAAGAAGAAAACGAAGACTATAGCATGGTTACTAATTTAAGTTGTCCTAAATGTGGTAGTTATGTAGAAGTATATTTACCAAAAGATGAGTAATTGGCACGGAGGTAAGGGTTCAAGACGTAGGAATCCTAACGAAAAAAAATACCAAGAGAATTGGGATAAAATATTTAACAACAAACAAAATAAAAAGGAAAAAGAAAATGAGTCTACTAAGCACAAGAGAGTATTATAAACCGTTTGATGACCCATGGATGTTTGATTATTACGTCCTACAAAATCAAATGCATTGGATGCCTGAGTCTGTACCATTACATACAGATGTAAAGGATTGGCAAGAACTAACAGACAAAGAAAAGAATTTACTTACACAAATCTTTAGATTGTTTACTCAGTCAGATGTTGATGTAGGTTCCGGATATGTAGATAGATATATGCGTATCTTTAAAAAGCCAGAAGCAAGAATGATGATGGGTTCGTTTGCAAACATGGAATCAATTCATCAACATGCTTATAGTTTATTACTTGATACCGTTGGTATGCCTGAGATAGAGTACA